TCGGCTATCTCGGCGGAGAATAGCTTGGCCCATTGCTCGCGCTGTCTCTGTGCGCCGATGCGGTAGGCTTCGGCGACGTATTGGCTGACTGGGTGGAGCTTCCACGATTCAAACTCATCGTCAGTCGGGGTGGTCAGACTCATGCTGCGCTAGCCTTGGGCTTCGGCTTGGCCTTCCGGTCCTTCTCAGCCTCTTCCGCCGGGTCCATCAGCGACTCGGCGTCCGCCACGCTGCCTGTCTGGGCGATGCGGTCGGCTTCCTTGTGGAGTTCGTGCGTGTCGATAGCCGCAAGGCCCATCTCCCGAACCGTCTTGGCTTGGGTCAGGCCCACGTCGGCGTCACGCTCTTTGGTCTGAGCGGCGATGTCGGCGGCTTCCAGGGTGAGCTTCTGCGCATCCAGTTGCAGCTTGGCCTGCTCGGCCTGGGCCTTGATCGGAATAACCTGCGCTTCGGCTTGGGTCTTCTGAGCCGTGGCTTGATCCTTCTGCGCCTTGGCGACCAGTTCGGGATTCGGCTGCACATCGCCCACGTAGCCCTCGGGTTGCTCGACATCCATGTCTTCGAGGATGTCGGTGACGATCTTCTGCGCCTGCTTCGGCTGCGTCATGCCGGCGGCTTGGCCCAGCGGGCTCTCCGCCAATTGCATCTTGGCCTGATCGCGGGCCATCTTCTGCATCTTGGTCACAACGCTGGGATCAGCGACGGGCTGGATATCCGTCCCATCGCCTGCGAAATCCTGATCCAGGTCCCCGCCCGTGAGTTCCTGATATTCCTTGCGCTCCCGGTCCGTCGCCCAGCGCTTGAGCGTCAGGTACATCAGCTTGAACTCTTCCTTGAAGCCACGGAACATGCGCTTGAAGCATGCTCGATAGCTCATCAAGGCCTGGTTCTGGAGCGCATAGGTCGTGCCTACGGGGGCTTGGGATGGAGCATCCCCAGTGACCACATCCTGGGTGGACATGATCTCCTTGCCCCAGTCCATCATCAGACCAAGAAGCTTGAAAGAGACCTCCGAAGGATGCGGGACCGTTCGCTCCCAGATTGAGTCTTGGAGAGTTCCTGCCGCAACGTTTGCCACGGCGTACTCACCGGGCTGGAAGGTAACAACGCCTCCCTGGCCTGAGCCTTGGAGCCGAACACCGCTAGAAATGAAGCCGCCACCCGCAATTTCTGCCGTTCCCGCGTCGAGGAGTTGGTTGATCGTCGTGTCAACCGAGTCCGAGATTGGCTCCAGGAGCTTTCCGTATCCCGTTCCATAGAAGCGGCCTTTCATGTCTGGCAGAAAGCGGAACATCGCGTAGGGAAGCCAGCGGTCGATGCGCGTGACCTTCCCATCTCGGGTCATCACGCTATCCATGTCGTAGGCGGGCTCTACGCGGGCCGTGGCGTTCGTCGTGGTCTCGGCGGTGACGATGTAGGGCTCTTCGAGGCCATCGCCATCCAGGTCAGCCAGGCGATGCTGCTCGATGAATTGGTAGGGTTCCTGGCTGTTCTGCTCAGCTCTTGGCGGCAGCAGGTTTCTCAGCTCTTCGCGATAGACGCCGGCCCTGATCCTGTCCTCCACCTCATACGGATAGACCTCGAACTCCTGCGTGATCCGGGGGCAGCGGTGGATGCTCTTGGTGTCGTTGTGGACGCAGAGCTTGAGCGCCGACACATAGTCGGAACATAGCCCATCGAACTCATATAGACCTTCTTCAGCCCACATCCGACCACAGGCGCTTCGTGGAGCAATTGGTCGGTCTCGTCCTCCCAGCCGTCCATTCTGTAGAAGATCAGATAGTTGAGGTAGTACTTGACCCGAGCGCCCCTCGCGTTCTTGGCGTCCATGGCTTGCTGGGCGGCTTGGAACTGCTGGGCCTGCGCCATCATGGCTTGTTGGATTTGTGCGGCCTGCTGGGGATTCTGGGGCTGCGGCGGGGCCGGCGGCGTTGGTTGCTTAGGCGGGCTGAACACCTTGACGCCTACCACCTGATCGCCCTTGATCAGATCGGGGCTCGCCTTGGCGGCAAAGCCTAAGGCTCCGATGGTCATCATGGGATTATGGATATCAGCCCCGTCCCCATCCCATAGAGGATCGCGCTGGTCGTCTTCCTCGGTTTCCTGGGCCGCGACATCAAGCGCGTGCTCGGCGCGTTCTTTCCAGTCCTGACGCGAGCCGTCGTCTATGCGCCATTCGCGGACGGCTCTAAGGCCCAGGTCCTCAATCTGTCCATCGGTGAGCAGGTGGCAGATATCGCCGTTGGCGTTGGCGAATTCGGTGATCTTGGCGAGGGCGTCGGGCTGATCGTCTCGCGTGTCGTTCGCGGGGATAGCCGTGTTGATGTAAGCGCCGGTGGGCTCTGGCGATGGGACGCGCTGGACAGTTGTGATCGCGGGAGCCTGAGCCACTTAATATCCGCCTCGCCCCGTCTTCCGCTTCTGCCTCGGTTGGTTATTAGACCGCATTGTGCCCGCAAAGGGAACCGCGAATGTTAGGGCAAGGGCATCGCCGAGGTCAGGCGATACCCCGATCCGCTCCTTGATCTTGTCCTTCGGTTCGAGCTGGAGTGAGTTGTTCGTGGTCATGCGGGTTGCGCCAGGCCCCCAGACGGGCGCGGTGATGTCTGCGTGCAGGTCATCCCGATCCGGTATCTGCACGCCGGGCGTCTCTTCGAACCAGGCCCGCATCTCATCCCACATCTCGTCTCTTCGGTGAGCATAAAGCTTGTCGCCCGTAGGTCCGAGGCCAATCGGGGCTGAGCCAAAGTTCACCGGGTTGCAGATATCGTCATAGCCCATGTCGCGGAGAAGATCATACACCCCGGCGCCCAAGCCGCCCACGTCGATGTTCACGGCGTCGGGCCTTAGCTTCTTGATCACTCCGACGATACGCTGAGCGAGGTAAACCACGTCTCCTTGAGGCGGCCACGCCTCGCATATGCGCTCGCCAGCACGACGCCCGCAGCGGTCAATGATTCCAACACGGTCTCTATCTCTTGCGGGGTCAACGCCGAGAATGATGGGTCCGCGTCCGATAACTGGGTCAGTAGGGCGACGAGCCTTGAGGACTGATGACGCAGGGATAAAGCTGTCCCCTGAGCTTTGAAACGCCTCATCAAATGTCGCCGGATACTCCTGACGGAAGTCGGGGCAGATGCGGTCGGGGTCAAGGGATTTCGCCTGTGCCAGTTCTCGGTTGGTCTTCCATGCCCAATATAGCTGCTCCCAGTGGAGCTTGTGCATTCTTCCGTAGTCGAGCCATTCGTCGCTGAAGTCGTGGCTGGCCGGACATGGCTCCTGGTAGTCCTCGCCCCAGAACCGCGGGATGAACACGGCCTCATATTCGCTCTCATTGCGGATCGCGGCCATGCACATACGGTGGAAGACGTTGCCTACGCCCTTCGCCGTGGCCTCCAGGATGCCCTCGCTCTCCGGGGTCTTAGCCAGTGCCGTCGTAAGGAGCGAGACCACATGGCTCTCAGCATTCGGCCAACTAGGTACTTCTGAACCGTGGAGAAGCTGGATCGTTTGCGAACGGCCAACTTCCTTTGAGCCCGCCGTAGCCACCTGATACCCGCAATCCGTATCCGCAAAGATCAGCTCCTTCGCATTGGCCGCCTTGGTCTTCGGTCTGATCAAGGACGGCAGGTTGTCGTGATATCTCTGCGCCATGCCGAACAGGTTGTCGGTGGCGTCCTGCTCGTGGGTGAGGATGAAGGCTCTAAGGGCCTTGGTGGTGCGCCAGAGCTTCCAATAGAAGCGGGCTTGCAGATAGGTGCTGATGCCTAATTGCCTGCCTTTGACGATGATGGCTCGGACCTTGCCCTTCTTGCGTTGCTCTTCGAGGCGAAGATGCAGGAACGTCTGCGCCTGATTGAGCTTGAGGGGCACAAGCTCCCCGCTCTTGGTCCTGATCTTCAGGCACTTCCTGGCGAAGAACGCAAAGTCATCGCGTAGGCGGATAAGGTCGGGTTGGGATTCGATGGGAGGGGCGTTCAACGGTCGCGCGCTTTAGGACCGTGATGGCCGAGGCCTTCGTCTTGGTTGAGGATGTGGTCGATCATGGCTTGCCAAGCGACCTCGGCATCGGCGAC